CGGACTGATGGGAATGGGTGGCTTGGGCGGCGGAGGCATGTCCCTCGCAGCAGGCGGCGGTCGCGTAAGCGGACCGGTTATCGTCGGTGAGCGCGGACCGGAACTCTTTGTTCCCCCGCAGTCTGGTTCGATCAAGAACAACACCACCACACAGGGCATGATGCAGCAAGAAGCCCCGCAGGTCACCGTTGTCAACGTGGACTCTTCACAGAACACGCTCGACGCCCTCGGAAGTGAAGAGGGTGAGAACCTGATCATGAACGTGATTCAGCGCAACCCAGAGATCCTGCGATCCCTCGGGTAGATCCAAACTCAAGCCGCGGCCCTCTACATTGGGCCGCGGCCTTTCCCCCGGAGAATCATCATGGAAGATAAGATTGTAGTTCGTGTCCCGCAGCGTCGATATGGCTCAGGTGAGTTCACGGACATGACCCACGGCAAATTGAGCCTGGGTGACCGACTCGGCGCATGTGGCGCATTGCAGTCCAACCTGACTCAGTTCATGACTGGTTCTCCTATTATTGACTACTCCTCCTTGGCGTTCAGTAGCACCACTAGTACTAGTGTCGGCGTGGTCAATACCCTAGACACATCCCGGCCCGCCTCTCACGCAGTGGGAACCCTAACTTCAGCCACCCCATACTCTCAATACACCGCTAACTTGAAGCAGAACCTACCCGCCGACGAAGTGTCTGTGGCGACTGGTACCTTTACCATCTACTTCGGCGCCGTTTCCGTCATCGTATCCGCACCACAGCACTCGTCGAACTCTGGCACCCTGTACAGCCTGTACGACGCGGCGGGGAACCCATTTTTTGGAGCATACGGCCAGGACGAGGACTACTACGACGAAAATGGCAATTACGTTATCACGGTAGGCGTTACCGCGGCGATAGCCGGTGGCCCTCTGACATTTGACGTCATCAACCCGACCTACACGGAGGAACTCAACTGGTCGGACATGTGCCAAACGACTCGCAATAGCTCCGGGTCTAATGTCCCTAGTTCCACTCTCCTGTTTGACACCGGACGCAAGACTGGCCTGGACCCGTCGGACGCGATGGCGCTGTACGACATCCAGGGGCTGTCCTTCCAAGGGCGCAACATCGACACGCAGGTGTTCCCCGTGGCTAACCTCTCGCACAGTAACACTTTCACTCGCGGCGGCTTCGTAGCGCCCCAGACATACAGCACTGCGACGAACACCATCTACACGCAGTTCGGCGCGGGTCGCTGCAACGGTAGCGTGGACCCCGCTCCCCTATCCTCTCGTGCCGTGGACTACTTCACCATCTTCCGGGGCCCTGGATACATCAGGATGCTCGGTCAGGTTGCAGACCCGGCAACCGGACTGCCCGTAGCTCCCGGCTCCGTCGGAAGCGAAAGGGACACCGCGTATTTCTTCGGCATGTTCCGACCGTACGAAGAGGTCACCGAGTATCCACACCCAATGGCTTTCCTCGGAGACATTGGTTTCCGGTCCAGTGGAACCTTAGCCAACCGCACCAGACCTTGGTGGCGGCAGCAATATGGGGCTATGGACACTATCGAATCCCGCATTTGGGACGATACGTTTTCGGGTATCCCTGCGGGGTTCTACACTCTAAAGGCCCCGATGATCCTGACTCACGACTTCGTGATGGGCGATGCGTCGAAGAACACTCCGGCGCAGGCTAAGACCTTCATTCCGAAAGGTGCAACCTCCATCGGCAACTGGAAGGTTAAAGGCAGCGCTACGACGACCGCCTCAATAGGCTCGAAGGATGATAGTAAAGCGTTCATCTGCACAGAGTTCAACGGAATCTCACAATCTGTTGGCTGGGACCCCGTCGTCGGTTGGAAGTCCCCGTCGTCTCTCGCGTACCAGCACCTAGAGAGCCCTGGCGGACCTCGGGTCCTGCCGATAACACTGCGGCAGCTTGCTGGGGATGACCACAGTTGGACACAACCCGGCACCACTAACCGGCTGCTCCATTCTGATGCCACAACCGGGGTGGCCAACCAGTACGAGAACATCGGGGAGATCCCCGGCATGTACTGGGCGAACCACATACAGAGGTATGAGGGAACCACGCAGGTGCCCTACATCTCGGGTACCGAGTTCACTACCGGTGGCCGAACCCTCCGAATGTTGATCGGGTTCAGTCAGTCCAACGCGCCTTCCTTCTACACCGCCGTACCTGCGGACCTATACTCGAACTCCGGCAACTTAATGTTTGACATGAACGAACTCTAAAGAGGAGAACCCCCATGCCCCACGTATCAGGAACAGCCAACTCACCGGACGAACTGCGTGTAGCCATCTCAGCTTTCGCAACTCGCACACTCGGTAACTTCGATGACGCATTTGGGGGGTCCCTCGGCCTTAGCGCCTTCGGAGGAGATTCCGTACTAGGGCTCCAGCACCGGGGCACGGGCGCGATTTACCTTTTCGACGTAGTGCAGGGGCAGGACCTGAACAACTTGGAGTCTGAGCATGTGCTCCTGGGTCAACTGCTGACCTCCGCCTCGGGTGCGCTCACATACGAACCCAACCGGTACTTCGGCCAAGAAGGGGAGACCCTGTTTACACTAGACGGATCGGCGGTTATCTCTTGGGCCACTTTGACGGGCCAAGCGATTGCCGGAGTGAATGGGCTGTTTGACCTCACTACGTTCACGGCGGACGTAACTGAAGGGCAGGGGCCGTTGACAGCAGCGGAACCTGGGCAGGCACTGGTGCTCAAGAAGGACCATGTCATCTCCGCTGTCTCTTACTCTCAGCACGTCTTTGAGGTCGTATCCGTCTCAGTGGGGGAAGGCTTCACCGATGGTCTGCCCCACCCCACATTGGGCGACCCTGCATTCCAGCAGGTGGTGGAGGGCATCTACATCGGGTCATATAACAACGATGGCACGAACGCTACGGGCGTCACGGTTACCGACTCAACGGGTGTTCCCGCCGACCTGCTGCTGTCTAACTTCAACGCACGGGACCCCGAACTGCTGAGCACCACGGCGTTCAATGACTTCTCCACCTCTATGTGGGGCCAAAAGACGACCACTGCGGACATCCGCAAGGGGTACTTCCCTAGGTCAGGACGCCTGAACTTCACTTCCGGCGTGAACTACGAGTTCTATGGCAGTGCGGAGGTTGGCGAAGAGCACTTCCACATGACCCTACAGACCGAGGGCGCGGGCAAGCTCATCCACTGGTGGATGGGCCGACTGTCGGGGGACGCGGAGTTCCTCACTGCCGGTTCCAACCCGACCGGCATATTCCTCGGCACCAGCGGCCCCCACACGGACGAACAGGGTGTGGACACCTACCAGTACCCTTTCTCGTACAAAGCTGCTAACGAAGCGTACAAGAACCCTTGCACCGTTATCGCAGCCACCACCAACGACGGAGCCGACGGCACCATACGTCAGCAAGACGGTGGTCGTCTAGGCTACGGCCCCACGGGTGCGAACCACCTGCGTAAGTATGGTCCGAACGAGACAAAGCACTTGTTCTTGCAGTCGCAGTCTTACTCCATCCAATCAGGGTTCAATAGCTTTGAGGGTTCCGAGGCGCTGGGCATGACGGGCGCACGGGCGCGTACGTTCTTCCCACTGCGGGTAGCTAACCCTTCGGCCTTCGGGCTCTACGCGGAACACCACATTTCGCCTTGGGCTCCGGTTGAAGCCGTACTACATGGCCTGCCCATGCCCACTGATCGCGCCTCTATTCAGACTGAGGACCCAATCCTAGAGGCTGAGGACATAGCCAACCTAGTATCCGCGACGGGCGGCACCGCCCTCAACGCTGATGGCTGGGCTGAGCAGGACTTTGGCACTGGCGCTGACCCGCAGACGCACTTCTGGCGGGCCAATGGAGTGGACGGACTGGCGTACGTGACCAACTCCACATACGACAAGGTTGAGTTCCGCGTACGCCTGAAGACTCCTGACGTCGGAGGCGTTCGTAGCGCTTTTGGGGGGCAGGTGTTCATATCGAACACGGCCAACACGAGCTTTGGTGCTGCTGGCAACAGTATGACCTTCGACGTTCCGGCGTCCTTCGACGCAGGTGAGTGGACTACATTCCAGCTCGACCCATACGGTATGGCCGGGTGGACCACCACAATCACGGGCCTTCGGGTGGACATGTGGCAGTACAACTCCGCACCGACAACTGGCGCGAGATTAGAGTGGGACTACATATCCGTCGGCCAGACTAGGCTTCAACGAAATTCCATGTACGCCTACAGCAACGGAGGGTACGCCGTACACTTGGGACAGTTCCCCGGCGTGGGTCGCATCACCCTGCACACAGGTATTGCGGGGTTTGAGCTAGACAGTTCAATCGTAACGGAAGCTGGCAACTTTGACTCTGCCCCAGTAACCATTAGGGGGCTCACTACAGAAGTACAGCGGCCACTAGATCCCACGGACCACTCCGGCTTGGCCGGATACGTATACGAGAGGTAAACCCCTATGATCTCCACCTTCGGCTCGACCTATTTTGGTAGCCAGTACACCGTGAACCTTGGCACATCTGTTGATCTCGGGGAAGTGGCCGCCACTTCCTCGACCACCGTAGACCTTTACAACGCCTCTGATGAGTATGAGTCCTCCCCGATAGTATTGGGGCTAGAGGACGGCAGCTTCCAGGTCTCCTGGCCAGGGCAAGCTGCATTGACGAATGCCGCGCAACTGGCGGCTACCCCATTGATCGTACCCCCAGATGCAAGAGTGCAGGTCACAGTTACGTTCTTGGACCCCGCTCGCACCTCCGTTCAATCCGCGACCCTGCTGTGGGCGGGCACGTCGCTGACCCTGGATTTCCTACGATACGTCACAGTGGAAAACAAGCCGCAGGGCAACGTCATGGAGACCTTGCAGTTCAAGACTAACATCTCGGAGGCTTGGGATGGCACTGAGCAGCGTACTAGGTTGAGGTCGAACCCTCGATCGACCATGGCGCTGTCCTACCTACTGAGCGCAGCGGACCGTCAGACCGGCCGCGAGTTCCAGTCCCAGATGATGGGATTTACCTCGCGCGAGGCAAAGGTGGCCATGTGGCACCGTACTCAGCCGGGGGTGATTCAGTTCACCGATGGCGGGAGCTTCTTGCCCAACACATTCCACGTCGTTCTTGATGGGCCCACCAGATGGGACCCTTCGATAAGCGGCCTGAAAGTGGGGGACAAGGTACTGCTTGAGGACTCAGCGGGCAACACATTCTCTGTGACGTTGAAACTAGACGCCACAGATTCAGATAGGCTAAGTTTCGGCGAAGCAGTGTCAGTTGGCAGCTCCGTTAAAGTAGTCCCCCAGAACCTCGCACTGTTGCGGGAGGGCGCCGAAGTTGAGGTGTATCCCTCTGAGGCAACAGGCTTCAGGTCCCGGTGGATGTCCCAGCAGGCGGACTACCCTGGCAACAGCCTAGACACTTCTACGCTGTACACCAACCTGGCACCGGAGACCTTCAACGGTCGCCCCATATTGCGCGAAGGTAATCAGATAAAGCGGTCACTGACTTTCTCAGGAGACTCAGGTGCGGTCAGGTTTGACCGTAGGATCGGAATCATAGATACCTTCCAACGAAGGGACACTAACACGATTGAGTTTGATCGCATCTTCGACTACACGTACGAGCCCGGAAAAATCGACGCGCTCCGTGAGTTTCTCATGTGGACCCAAGGTCGGCAGCGGTCCTTCTACGTGCCCTCGGGCACACAGGACTTCATGGCACTAAGCCGCAATGCCGGTGCGAGTACCTTAACCCTCATGGGCACCGGCCTGGGAGGACTAACCCCCCTTCTGGATGGATACGCTTCCTTTGAAGTCACCCTCCTTGACGGTAGTCGGACGCAGCATACCATCTCCAGCTCCGTTAAGAACTCAGATGACTCCGTCACGGTCACGCACGAGGGCGCTTTGCCCTCATTAGCAGTCAACCAGGGCAGGTTCGAGCTACTGTACCATGTGCGGATGGCCTCTGACAGTTTCCAGCTCAAGTACGAGAGCCGCGAGTCAGTTGTCTGCAAAGCAATGGTACAGACGGTCAAACAATAACCCAGAAAGGAAACCCCCGAATGTCTTTCTCAGATCAAGAAACATCAGTAGAGTCGGGAGCCCCGATTGAGCTTTACACAATCACGGGTTCCGACACGTTCTATTACACATCCTCCGCGGAACCCTACGTACGCGACGGGATAACCTATGAGCCAGTCGCGATGAAGCGCACCGCTCCCACAGTGTCACTGAAGGAGTCTTCTGGCAACATCTCGATCAAGTTCCCCTTCAACAATCCGTTCGCCGCACGTTACCTCGGCGGCGTGCCACCCTCGCCAGATCGAGTCACGATCCAGCAGGTACACCTGGGCGACTCCACTGCGGAACTCAATCCGCTGTGGTCTGGGTCGGTGTCTAGCGTCAAGTTCGCGGGCACGGAAGCGACTGTGTCCTTGGCGGGCGTGATGAACGTCCTGACCTCGCAGATCCCCACACAGACCTACTCGTGGATGTGTGACCACAACCTGTACGGGAATCAGTGCCGGGTGACTGAGTCCGCATTTACATTCAGCTTTTCCGTCGTCTCCCTCAGTTCAGATGGCGTGACCGTGACCTTGTCTGACACAGGGCTGGCCCAGGCGGAACTTTCGTCCGACGTGTCATTCTTCAACGGCGGCACGTTCCTGACGGGCGTCGATGGGTCCCAGCGCATGGGCGTGAAGTTCGAGGCCACTGGGGGCACCAACGAGTACTCTCTTGTGCTCTTGGTCCCTCTCGCCGGTCTGGCCGCAGGGCAGGCGATCACGTTCACCGCAGGGTGTGACAAGTCAATTGATGTGTGCCTATCTCGGTTCAACAACGTAGACAACTACGGTGGGTTCCCCTATGTCCCAACGCTGAACCCATTCACGGCAGACGCCAAACTTACGAAGGTGAGGTAACAGTATGTTCGGAATTGATCTTATCATCATCATGGCGATCATGGCGGCTGTATTGGCCGTGGCCAGCATCGCCACTACCCTACTGATGCCTAAACCCTCCATTGAAGACGCAGAGCCCAATGGCCTCGGAGACTACGGCTTCCCGACCAACCTAGAGAGCCGTTACATCCCTGTAGTTTGGGGGGCGGCACGGGTTGACGGACCTAACGTCATCTGGTATGGGGACTTCTCCACAAACGCCCTCGACACCGCCGGGGCAGATGTCGCCTTCCAGTACTCTCTTGGGCTCGACCTAGCTTTGTGCTGGGGGGAGGTCGAAACGATCACCGCGGTCCAGCTCGACGATGAGTTCTTCCTGAAGGCTGGGGAAGTGCGAGCGTTCGTGGGCGGAACAATGCCCACAGCGGGATTTGTAAAGACCGCTAGCGGTCACCGCCGAATCTCCGTCAAGGACCTAGGCCTCACAGGTGGCGCCAAGAAGGGCGGCGGAATCCGAGGGGACATCAGCTTCTACTACGGGACGGCCGACCAGCCCCAGAGCACTTACATATTCGACGTGGAGGACCGAGAAGGCGAGACGTACACCCTGGCCAACGGGACTCAAGTGAAGCGATCCGCTCTGCTGCCCTCGTACAAGAACGTCGCGCGCATGGTATGGGAAGGCGGGATGCTCACAGAGCGAGCCGCCGTTCCAGCGTTCAAGTTCCACATCCAGCGGTACCCAAGGACCTTGACCTCCTCCTACGTTAAGGTCCGGGACGACGGGACGACCGCAGACGCGAACCCGATCCACGTCATCTATGAGATCCTGACCGATGTGAACTGGGGCTTGGCAGTTGATCCTCAGCTCATCAACCGACAGTCTTTCATCGACGCTGCTAAGCAGTGCTTCGACGAAGGGAATGGGTATAGCCGCACGATGGATGCCCCCAAGCAGTCCATGGGCGTCATCAACAACATCAACGACCAAGTGAACGGCATGTTGTTCCAGAATGAGAACGGCCTGTACGAATATAAACTGAGTCGCAAGACGTACCGCGAGAGCGATAACGTCCTGCTCGACTACGAAGGAGGCATCAAGGCCGACACGACACTGACAGACTCCACTGGCACTGCGGGAATCGCCTATACCGGCGCGGCCGGAGCGGTCGCTAAGATCGTTTCGGAACTCCACTGGAATGAATTTGAAGTCGGAGACCTGATCCTGATCTCGAACGTGACCGAGGGCAGTGGCCCTCGTCCCTGCATTGTAACTGAGCTTTCCTCAGTCGCCTCTGGTTTGTACTACGTGTTCTTCGCCAGCTATACGGGCGAGGCCTTGGACTCCGACGGTACGTTCATGAGTGGCAGCGCCTTCGTGACTGTGATGGTGCAGCGCTTCAGCCTCGTACCTAAGCTGACGACGTCCAGCATCATCAAGATGAAGACGGCGGATCGACAGTCCTGGGACCAGACGTTCAACACGATCCACATCAAGTATCTGGATCGAACCCAGGAGTTCAAAGAGACCGTGGCGAACGCTGTGGACTCGGGCAACATGGCGATCCGAAAGGGCAAGAGGTCCATCAAGAAGGTGGACATGCAGGGCATCCGGCACCCGGAGACTGCGGCATTGGTCGCGCAGCGCGCACTAAAGTCTTATTCCTACCCTCTGACCACCGTGGCCTTAGATGTCTCCCGCAAGTTCAGCTACTTGCGACCTGGGGACATTGTTGAGGTTGACCATCCCGACTTTGGACTAAAGGACTTCTACATGCGGGTTATCGAAGTTGGGCTCCCACAGGACTCGTCGGGCAACGTATCCGTAAAGGGTGTACGCGACGTGTTCGACGAGCCGACCAGTTCCATTCAGGTTGGTGGCGCGCAGTCCTTGGAGCGCATCGTTCCAGTTGCCGCAGTGTTCCCCACGAGCATTGAGCTTACCGGACTGCCAGAATGGTATCACCTCAAGATGGGGCTAGACACGTCAGATGTCACCACTTGGCACATCCTCGCTGCACCTAACGCGACGACCATTTCGGCGCAGGCGTACCAGCTACGCACGGGAGTCTACGAGGAGGTCTCGACACAGGCAGTGATGCCCGCGTCCGGCAAAGTTATCGGGCATACTTCGGACATCTGGACCGACCGGGGCCTCACGCCGCGGTACGCCAGGGAGACTTCCTTGACCGACTTGAAAAGATCCGGCCCGTACGGATACGGCCCTGGCCCCTGGACCAACCCCGTCCGGCACCACACGAACTCTAGTTCCAAGATGAACCAAGGGTTCTCTAATGATTCGATCAGTCTCGCAAAAGGTAGCTATGACCACGACGGCAATGTCGAGTCGGGCGGATGGATTACCAGAATCGCCGACATTCTGGTTAACGACCTGTCGATAGGGTACGAACAGCTCACCATCAGTGGTATCACCGAGGAGCAGATCAAGAACCATGGATTCGGACTCGTTCTTATCCGCCCTGCATGGGCGAACGGGGACACACGGTTTGATGAGATATGCGCGTACACCGAGGCCAAGACCCTAACCCTGTACACTGGGTACGATGAGGTCACACGTACCTCATCGTACCTTCGGAACCCCGTGACATCCACAACTGAGTACTTCGTCATGGGCCTGAAGGAGCCCAACAAGAGGACCCTGGAAGCGCACAAGTGCTTGGCACTGAAGGGCGTCTACCGTGGGCTTCTTGATACTGGCATACAGGTGCTGAACACCGACTCAGAGATCCTGTTCCTCGGTGAGGGCGACCCGCTATATGACAGCATCGCCCAGGTCGCCGGAGCTGCGACGACGGCCCAGACGTACCGACACGCGGCCTTTTCCGTAGGGAGCGAGATCCGACCAGAGGACACATCGGACCTCACGGTATCAGCGGACGAGCTGCAAAGACGTCGCCGACCCCTGCCTCCGACTAAGATGAGGGTCAACGGCCGGGACCCGAACTACCTTTGGGGTTTCAACAGGTACGACGGTGGGCGATGGGAGAACTATGACGTTGAGGATGTAGGTACGAGTGACCTCGACCTCGACTGGTCCACCCATGACCATTCAGTGTCGCCCGAACTCATCAAACTCTACTCAGAGTTTGATGCGGTCGAGACGACAGAAACTCTGTACGCCTCCATCAGCCTGATTGATGATGACCGCACCCCGGACACCACCCACCGCCAACGTCACCTCCTAGCCCGACTCAAGGAGGGCTGGATGCCCACCAGTCCGGCGCTGCACGGAGGCAATGAGTACACGGAAGGCGTGAATCGGACGACGCTGGGCTTCGCGGCCGAGTTCGTCTGGGACGGTACCGATGGCAACGGGGCACCGAACGCCAACGCTGGGGTGAGCATTGACCTGACAGCAGAGTTTGCTGCTATGGCCAGTGGGTCGCGCCCTGAGTTGACTTCTGGTCAAGAATACTTCGTGGAGGTTGCGGTTCAGACGAAATGCAACAACTCAGGCTTGTTGTCCAGAGGCGCACAACGGTTCGGTATCCGGTTCACGGCTACCGCCACAGTAACCAACCCATAACCTGAAAGTCCCCAGGCCTTCGGGCCCCGCGGGGAACGGGGAGGTCTTTTTTGCCAGAATTTGGAAGTCGCTCTCTAAGCGCCCTAGAACTCGTTGACACGAGACTTCGGGGGGTACTGGAGGAAGCCATTAAGTACTGGGACTTCACAGTCCTGGAGGGCCACAGAGGCCCTGAGAGACAGCAAGAACTCTTTGAGTCGGGGGCCAGTCAAGTGAGCTGGCCCAACTCAAAGCACAATTCGCTGCCCAGCGTTGCGGTGGACATTGCTCCATACCCCATCGACTGGGAGGATACCGAAAGGTTCATTCAGCTCTCTGGAGCGATCCTACAGATCGCGAAGCAGAACGGCTTGGACTTGCGGTGGGGCGGAGATTGGAACAGGGATGGACGCATGACCGATGAGAGTTTTAGGGACCTACTTCACTTTGAGATGGTGGAACACAATGCTGCATGAGCTAGAGATTGTAAGCGCGGGCGCCACTGCCCTAGTGGGAGGCTTCTCGGTGCTATGGCGACAGATCACTGCTAGCTCTCGGCGAACAGAGGAACGACTCAAGGCAAGTGAGGAAAAAGTGCAGGAGACCCATGACCAGATCACCACACTGAACCGAACTGTTGGCCTGCTAGAGGGTCGTCAGCAGGGAATTGAGCAGCTATCCGATAGGGTGCTAGACGCAGTAAGGATAGCTGTGGGGTGACACCAGAAAGGGCGGAATATGCTCATAACTAAGTTCATGGAGATACCGACCGAAGCGGAGTGGAACTCCGAGTTGGATTCGGGCTGGGCTGGCCCAGACGGGTCCACCGCGTCCACGGATCACATGATGGGCGTCCGCATTGGACGCACGACGACAGACTACCGGGACGTAAAGCTCCCCGCGAGTCTACACGATTACCGCTACCGGTTGGGCAGAGAGCACAACCTTAGCGGGGCACACAGACATGCTGCGGACGTCGCGTATCGTGACGACTGCATCAGGTACATCCAGCAGGAGCTGGACGGTCGCGCAGGGGTTATCCTCGGCGTGGCCCGATCTTGGGCGCGGTACTACACCCTTCGGCTATTTGGCTGGAAGGCGTTCCGCTACTGAGCGAAAAAGCTGTCCCTCCCATTCGGGGGTTTGGGCGGGAACAGTCTGCGGGGAGGGGCAATTGCCCCTCCCCGCTTTTTTGCGTTTGGGACCTCCAGACCGCACTACGCTCGCTGGTTTCCCTGTTGGGGCTTTCTGAATCTACATCGCCCTAACTCGTCACCCGTAGTGAGCTAATAGGATTGGCGCAGAACTTCAGATTGGTGCCCACAGTTGGTTGGCAGATTAGCTTCTGTTTCGGAAGAGGAGTGCCATGGCCATCGCGCCGACCAGCAACGTCAGGGTCACTGCGGGCTCGGGGACCGGGGTCGCCTTCGACCACGGGGCGTATGCCTCTTCGGTACCCCCCTCTGTTACCGTCAATTGCCGGAACTGGACCCAGCCAGGAACATCGGGCACGTCCACCGCTAGGGTGCCGCAGGAGTGGAACTCCCGCACCCCGCACTGGTCAACATTGGACTCGACGTAGTCCTCTCCGCGGGCCACCTCCTCATCGTGGCAGTACGACTCCAACGCAACCACGTTGCACTCCAAGCCGGACACTTCGTCCAGCAGAGGCACGATGGCCTCCGGGAACGTCGTCTCGTTCATGTAGGGCAGGAAGCGACCTTGGAGCGGTCCCCCCTCTGGCGTGAATACCTCAAAGTCTTCAATAGGCATTGTGCCTCCTTAGTACTTTACCTGTATTGTTAGGTAGATGTCACCGATGCAGATCGCAGACCTTCCCCGGATCTCAATGCCGATGCAATTATAGGCGTCATTGACGTGCCGGACATACGTCTTGATGTCGTCGTGCGCCATCTTCGCGGTCGCACATCCGGTCAGGCTGAGCAGGGTGAAAGCAAGGGGGGCTAGTCGGGCATACATAGGAATCCCACCTCCCTAAGATACGCATCGTAAATCGCCACAGACCATAGGCCCTCCAGGATCTCGACCCGTGCCTGAAATCCCTCGTGGAACCCCTCGCACTCAAGCTCCATCAGGAACCCGTTCTGCGCGAGCAGCTTTGCTGAGTGCTCAAAATGAAACCCCACGGCTTCTGACTTGTCTGTCGTTACTCTCATACTGACCTCCAGCCCACGAATTTCAAGGCGATGTCGAGTGCCTGGACCTGAAGCTGGTGGACCCGCCCGTCTCCTACTCGGATTTCTAGGTCCGCTTTGATCTTCGCATGGCCCTGCTCCGAAGCGTGCTGGGAGGCGTCCGTGCCCGCCTTGGCGCCTTCGCGGACCACTCGTACGACGTACGTGCGGTCGAACTGCTCCCGTATGAACTCCACTTCGTTATTGAACCGTGTGTCCGTGGCGATCCACAACGGGGACGGCGGGGAGTTGTGGACACCCTCCAATGCCGCGTTCAACCAAACGTCCTCGTTCATGCCTCGGAACAGGTCCGTCCCGATATGTTGTAGGAGCTGACGACGAGTCTGGACTTCGCCACGGCCGGAGACTACACAAGGCCTGCCGCTCGCGTAGTACGCGGGGGACTCCTTGTAGTCCAGGTCGGAGTCGAGGCGTTCCCGGTCCCATCCGTAGACGCGAGCGCAGACGTCCTTCAGGGCCTCAGCGAACTTCAGGTTGCGAGATCCTGGAACGGCTTCCAAGACCGCTGCTGCCGCAGTGTCCTTTCCTGCACCGGCAGCGCCGATGAATACAATTGCGTTGGAACTACTCATCGCCGTTAACCTCCAAGGTTGCCGCCAGTGAGCTGACGAGTTCTTCGTGTCTCTCAGGCGTGATGCCCAGGTATTCAAAAGCCTCTTCCTTAGTCCATTTGCGCTCGCTCAGGATCACGTCGTTGTACGCCACGGCGTATTTGATCCCGAACTCCGCGTCATGGTCCTGCTCGCGCTCCAGTTCGTACTCTAGGGTACGGTGCTGTGAGGCGTGGGCCAACTCGTGGACGAATATCTCTGACTGGAGCAGGGTGACGAGGTCCTCTCGGGATACGTTTTCGTAGGTGTCGAGGTAGATCGTGCCCCACTCGTGAAGCTCCCCGTCCTCATCCTCCCACATGGCCACGTCGAACCTTCCGTGCTCGTTTGATAGGGGCTCGACGGTCACGTCGAAGTTGGCGAAACTGAAGGGGTGGATCTCCGCGTAGCTCTCGCCCTGCGCGGTAAAGTATTTTTCCTTCTCCTTATCTGTCATATTGTCTCCTCGTAGTGGTTACGCTGCGTACACTTTAGTATCTCCTCTATAAGGAGTACACTTAGTCCCACAGGGCAACTTAATTATCGTTTCAGCCGCTTCAGGCCCAGTAGTAGGTCCGCCTGGGTAGCATCCTTCATTTGGAGGGCTTCCCAGACCACGGAGTCCACCGTGTCCTTAGCTAGCAAGTGGTGAACGATCACCGCTTCCCGCTGACCCTGCCGCCACAATCGGGCGTTGAGCTGCTGGTAATGTTCCAGATTGAACGTCATCCCGTACCAGCACAGATGGTTGCCACCTGATTGTAGGTTGAGGCCATGCGCCGCTGCTGCTGGATTGACCAGAAGCATAGGCAACTCACCTGCGTTCCAACTGTCAATAGCTCCTGCTGTCTCATCCGCTGCGGACCCTGAGCCAATGTACGGCACGTCCAGCTTATATGCCGCACTCATGTGCCTGCGGATCTGCTTGAGGTCGTGGCGGAACTCGTAGGCGACGAGCAGCGGCTTCTGGCCGAGTTCGTCGAAAAGCTGCGCCAGTTCCCTCACCTTGGCCTGATGTACGTACTCGATGCGGCGGTCTGTTTCCGTGCCAGCCAGCCCTTCGTCCGTGACGTAGACCGCGCCGTTGGCGACCTGCCGACACTTAGCTGACAGGACCGCAGGGTTGACCGCCACCACCGTAGCCTTAGGGCTGAGATTGACCAGCATCTCGGACCTCAACTGCTTGTAGAGGTCCATCGCAGCCGGAGGCAGGGTGACCTCTCGCTGGACTTTAATCAAGTCTGGCATGTCGAGGTAGTCCGTAGCTTCTAGCCGCACAGAGTGGGGCTTGATCGCGTCCTGAATCAGACCAGGGCTGTGTACACTCGGGCTCCAGACCATCCCCCAGGGCCGCTTTGACGCTTGGAACTTGAAGTCCGACCTGAACGCAGTAAGCGTCTTGCCCAGAATAGCTGGATCAAGGATTGCGAACTGGCCGAACAGGTCTTCGCATCCGTTGGGGGCTGGGGTACCGGTCAGGATGAACCGATTTGGTATACCGCCCTGGTGCTTGTGCGCGATCTTGAACAGTGTCCTGGTTCTCTTCGAGGAGTAGCTTTTGAAAATTGTAGACTCATCGACTGCGAGGACGTCGAACCGTTCAATAGCGCCGGACTCCATCTGGCCTTCGAGCCAGCCCAAACCTTCGGGATTGATAACTGTTATGTCCGCCTCGTTGCAGAGTGGTACCTCTTTGCCCTTCTTGCCGTGCGCTACGTGGATTTTGAAGTTCTTGAAGCCTTTCCACTTCTGGGCTTCCAATGGCCAAACACCCCAACAGGTCCGCAGTGGGGCCACGACCAGCATCCGTGTGGCCGCAAGGCAGTCGTACTGCCTTCTAAAATACTCTAACACAATGGACGTCTTGCCCAGCCCTGGATCAAGCAGCAGAGCAAGCACTCCGTTCGCTTCCATGTCTTGCATCGCCAACTCTTGGTAGGCGTGCGGGATGAACTTTGGTAGATTCTTACCCATCTAGTTCTCCTTCAAATTCATCGAGGAAAGCCTCGACTTGTTCATTGTTCCAGGCGGCCCCCGTGAGGAAGCCCAGCTTGGTCAACCCATCCAGATAGTGACGCTGGAGTGGTTGGAAGCGCGAGGTTTCGTCCTTCTTGAGTTCAAGGAAGGCTACTCGGCCGTCCCGGAACATCGTGAGGTCTGGCCAGCCACCGCCTTGCAGCAGCGCCAGCTTGACCACATAGATCCCTCGTAGCTTCGCTGCTTTGACGGCCCAGCGCTCCAGCGCTTTCTCTGACCTACTCACCGCGCAGGATCTTCGCAAAGTTTACTTCACCAAGCCCAGCCTCTTCGAGACAGAGGGTCTCCTCATTTCGGAGCTGCTCGCGGACGGCAGATACTGACAACTGGGCCATGTCCGCAAGCTCGGGAAACCCGCTCGCCTCTCGGAAGAAAAACCGCTTCGCGTGCATGAACTCCTCTACGTCTTCCAACCATAGGACGTCGGCGCTAGAGAATGAGAACAGCGCCCCCCGGAAGTTGTCAAGTTGTCCATCAATGATCTCGATCGCTGCGTCTTTGGAAAGGCTCATTTGGTTCTCCTTATGCTTGCTTGATGCAGAGTGAGGCGCCGACCATCAGCGAGACCCCCGCAATAGTCCACCGAAGGTCTAGGCCTTCTTGGAGTACGTAGTGTGAGTTTAGGACGCGAATCACAGCCATCGCGATGGTCCAAGTAATCCACGCGGTCATCATGTCGGATGCCTTGTTGAAGATAGTGTATAGGCAGAACTGCGCGACGAGGATATAAGGCAGTGCATGTATCCCGAACAACAGGAACGTGTCCTGCGTACGGGAAAACATTTCGATGCGCGAGATACAAAAAGTTCCGACCAATACCGGGAGTAGCGTTGAGATCACGCCTCGCCCCTACTTACGAACGGGTCGGTAAACCATTCCGGCTCTTCAAAGGACTCCTCTTCAAGCGAATCAAATTCCCACAGCATGTTGAGTTCCTGGGTACATACCCACTCACCACCGTACAGGTCCGTAATGCACACATCGCCAGTGTTCAGGTCAACCCTTTGCCATGTGTCGCCCACCAACGCCGCTTCGTACCTTCCGACTTCGAGGGTAGTGCATCCAAGCATAGTGAGCACGGCCACCGCGTATATTGTAATGGCGAACTTCATGTTAAGTACCTCCTTATTTCCGGTATCGTTTGCCGCGCCAGCCTTCGGCCGCAAGCGGGAACCCGTCTGCCCATTCTGGAAGAACGGAGATGAGGTCCTCAAATTCTTTAACTGATCCCTGACCTTCAGGGACCTCTGCCACGATCTCATCGTGAACCGTCAGCAGCGGAAGGTATAGTCCGCCCTGATCAACCGCCAGCATCGCTTCGGCCATCATGTCTCGACTCAAAGCCTGGACGACGTTCTCTGTCAGCTTGCCACCGTAGGTGTTCTGACGAGTGTACTTCCGGGTCATCGAGTTCTGCCCCATGAAGGTCAACTTGGCGTCAACCCTGATGAGCGATGGGCTGATGTCCAATCGCTCACAAAAGTCTCGAAGTGTAAGCAGTGCCGCCTGCGCTTGGATCGTGTTCTGCCGCTCCTCGTATTCCGCCGGGTTCTCGCCCTGCTTCTGAGGGAACACTTCGGTCCAGTCGTTGAAGCGACTCGGGACATGAGAGACACGCGGCTGGTAGTACCGAAGGCACCGACCAGACGGAAGCTCGATGTGAAGGAACTCGTCCTTGGTGTAGAGCTTGAGCTTGCCGAGGAACACCGTGTGGTCCGAACTGCGACCAACCGCTTCCTTCGCTGCCTCCTCAATCTCTCGCCAGAAGGACTTGATCTTGCTGTATGTCGAGCGGTAGGTCTCAACGACCTGCTTGGCCAGCTCTTCTGAGACGTCCATGCCGTAGCCTTGGCAGGTCTCCGCAAACTTCGCGTAGCCCATCTGGTAGCCGAGACCAAGAACGGCCTGCTTGCCCATCTGGCGTTGATCCGGCTTTACTTCGTCGTAGCCAATGCCGTAGATCTCTGCGGCGGTAGCCACGTAGATGTCTCGGCCCTGGCGGAACGTCTCAAGTGCAGACTCGTCACCGACGAGCCAGAAGATCCCTCGTGCTTCGATAGACGAGTAGTCCGCGCAGATCAGATCGTAGCCTTCCTTGCTTGTCATCGCGCCACGAAGGGCAGACGACATGACTTCCATCGGGTCGCCGTACATCACGTCGAGGTACTCACGGTCCCCCGTAAGCACCGCGTCGCACAGAACGTCGATGTCTTCCTTGACTGAGCCGCGCGGGAAGTTCTGCGGTTGCAAGAGCCTTCCAGCCCATCGTCCCGTGTCCGCTCCGTGGTAGGCAAGGAGTCCACGAGCGCGACCGTCCGGCCCCACCACATTGTACATGCTGACGTACTTCTTGATCGAGGTCTTCGCCTGCGACTGTCGCAGTTGAAGGGCTTCGAGCGCATCGCTCGACCACAGCTTCGGATGCTTGAGGGCGTCCTCAATCGTGGCCTTCTGTGTGTTGGGCAGGAATCCGTCTCCGGGTTCGCCATTGATGTAATCCATGAACGCCTGCCGCTGGCCGACCGTCTTGACCGCGCCGTCCGTAAGTTCCGAGATCCGGGCGTCCGCAAGCTCCTTGCATTCATCCGCAATCTTGAGAGCCGCAGCAACCATATCCATGTCGATCTGGATGCCGGTAGCATTCATCTTCTGGTCGAGCTGCCAGACCTTGAGTTCCTTCTCGGGCAGGTGGTAACCAAGACGCTTGGAGATGCCATGTTCGACCACAACGTCCTGCTTGCAGTAATCGAAGAGTACATCGAGGTCTTCGTCGGTCTCCTTCCAGTGGCTCAACTCCCGGACGGCTGGGACGTGATCGTAAAGCTCTTTCAGCACAAATACGTTCTTCGGCTTTACGATGTCCTTCCAGCGTGTCTTATCGTCAAGCGCGTGCTCGGCTACAAGCTCAAGGTCAGCCTTGAGTGCAGCGCGGGGCTTGCAGAGCTTCATCATCGTCTTGTGGCCCAGCTTGTCCTTCTCTTGGACGAGACCAAGTGCCTGCGAGGCACCGTCAAGCGACCGAGGAAGCGAGAACGTAGCGGCCAGGGCCGAGGAGCAGCGCCACTGGTTAGGATGCACTGCGGGCCAAGCGAGGCGGGCTACGCCGACGAACTGCCAGATGGCTCGCTCGAACTGGGAGTTGTGCGCCTCGATCTCGCAGCCGTCCTTGACGTAGCCGAAGAGTCGTTCGAGGTGTTCACGACCCTGCTCTTCACGCCCAAGGGACGGATATGCTGGATGCCAGAGAACCGCCGCAGTTTCTCCGTCGAATAGGATGGCTAAACACATGATCTCAGTGCTCGGGTCCTGGGCGTATCGGTACGCGCCGTACTTGATGTCGTATGCGGAACGGGTCTCGAAGTCGATGGTTACTCGCACGTTGTCTCCTTTGTCGCCGTTGCGTTATTGCGCGGGCTGAAGAGTGGAACAAAAAAAGGGCGGCCCCGCTAGGGGCCGCAGTGTTACGATCAGACTGTTGGGGGGTTAGAGGAGATCATTGACGTCGATGGCGTCGAACGCGGTCTCCGCAGCGTTGCTGTTGCCGAGTCGCTCCCCGTCCCGAACCTTCTGGACGTTGGAGAGGCTAAAGGCCACGCCGTTGTTGCCGTTCATGCTATAGGCAAAAGCGCTCACCTGGATGCGAGCTTCAACCCCCGGATAAATCTCCGAGGGGTCGATGATCGCGCCGAGGTCCGCACCGACTACGCCGGGGACGAACTTGGACTTCGCTGTGAGGAACTTCGCGCCGTCAACGAACGCGCCGCCGAGGTGCTCCTTCTCTTCGCCATCCCGCATCGGGTTGCGGAGGTTGGACGGCACCTTGTCCCCGAACTTTTCGGTGATGGCCGCGTCCACGAGTGCTTCGAGCGAGGAAATATCCGTACCCGGCTTGAACACGATCATAGTGGAATACTTGGCCGGGGCCGAAGGGTTGTTCGGGTTGAGTTCCGGCTCGAAGATGGCGGGGAAAGAAAGAGTACCGATAGGGGTTACTACCTTGGACATTATGTGTTCTCCTTTAAGTATGCGGGCTAGACATCATGTCCGCGCCGCTTCAGCTTGTTCTGTGGGCGGGGAGAGCATCCCCCCGCCTACAGTTTAGTATCTCCGCTCCGCACCGTTTACTTAGTGCGGGGCGGAGTTTTTTTTT